CCTGCCTCATCTCTCCCTGAGACGGTCCAGATCGTTCCGGATTCACCTTTTATGCGACCAGAAGGGCTACAAATTGAACACGGATAATACAAATATAATCCCCATTAAACGAGGGGTCGGGCTAATTGGTAGTACGCAACCGAGAATCCACACGCCGTTATTAAAGACAGCTACTAAATCACAAGAAGTAGCGGATCTAGCGGAGAAGATTGGTTTACCACTTATACCTTGGCAACGCTGGGTATTAGATGATTTGTTATCTGTTGATGCTGCCGGTAACTGGTTAAAAAAATCAGCATTAACGTTAGTAGCTCGTCAAAATGGCAAAACCCACCTTGCACGTATGTTAATCCTTAGCCATTTATATTTATGGGGTAGTAAAAACATTTTAGGCATGTCATCTAATAGAAATATGGCATTAGATACATTTAGGCAAGTTGCATACACAATTGAAGATAATGATTTCCTTAGAAAAGAAGTAAGACAAATAAGGTTGGCTAATGGGCAAGAATCTATAAGTTTAAAGAATGGCGCAAGGTATGAAATTGCAGCTGCGACTAGAGACGCCCCACGTGGTAAAACAGCCGATTTCTTATATTTGGATGAATTACGCGAATGGTCAGAAGAAGCATTTACAGCTGCATTACCGGTAACACGCGCCCGGCCTAATGCCATGACGTTAATGACAAGTAATGCCGGTGATGGGTTTAGTAGTGTGCTTAATGATCTTAGGGAACGTTGCATGTCATACCCACCTGCTAATTTAGGTTACTACGAATATTCAGCTCCACAACATTGTAAAATACATGATCGCAAAGCCTGGACTATGGCAAACCCCGCACTTGGACATTTAATAACGGAGCAGACGCTTGAAGAAAGCGTAAATACAAACAGCGTAGAAGCCACACGTACAGAAATGCTTTGTCAATGGATTGATTCAGCTGTCAGCCCTTGGGTTTACGGCAGTATAGAGGCATGCAGTGACAGCACATTAGAAATCCCTGTTGGACCTGCAACAATTATGGCATTTGATATTGCACCAACAAGGCGATCTGGGGCTCTCGTTATGGGTCAACTAAAAGACGGAAAGATAGCAGTAGGGCTTGCACAGCTTTGGTCTAGTGAGGTAGCAATTGATGAAGTCAAGATGGCTAGTGATATAAATGAATGGGCACGTAAATATCGGCCAACTGTTATTTGTTTTGATAAATACGCCACGCAAACATTGGCTACCAAATTAGAGCAAAGCGGATGGCGCATACAAGACGTATCTGGTCAAGCATTTTATCAAGCATGCAGTGATTTATCTGATGCTATGGCTAATAACAGATTAATACACTCAGGTCAAGAGGAATTGGTACAACATCTCAATAATTGTGCTGCTAAGACCAACGATGCCGGATGGCGCATAATTAGACGTAAATCAGCCGGTGATGTTACAGCTGCTATCTCCCTTGCTATGGTTGTATCAGAATTAACTAAACCGCAACGCACCGCCGCAATATTTGCCTAATTTGCACCATTAGTCCGTTTTATGGTATAAAGTACCTATATGGGTCTATTGTCTGCTTTGGGAATTACATCTAATAACAAATCCGTTAAAGCGCAATACGCCCCTGCCGTTATGCAGAGTTTTGGTTATGGACCAGGCAGTATCGGATCAGGTTATGGTTATTCACCAATAGATAGATCCCTGGCTATGCAAGTTCCAGCTGTTGCAAGATGCCGCAATTTAATTGCAGATGTAATTAGTTACATGCCATTAGAACTTTATAATAAAAAAACTGGCGAAGAATTAGGATCACCAGTTTGGTTAGAGCAACCTGATATTAGACAACCTAGAGCTGTAACGTTATCTGCAACAATAGATAGCCTTATATTCTATGGTGTTGCTTATTGGAAAATTACAGAAGTTTATGCCGATGATTTACGCCCTGCAAGATTTGAATGGGTAGATAATATCCGCGTTACTCCAGTATTTAATAATAGAAATACAGAAGTACTTTATTATAATTTAGACGGCACTACATTACCAATGTCAGGTGTTGGTTCATTAGTTACATTTCAAGGATTAAATCAAGGTGTATTGCAAACTGCTGGTCGCACAATCCAATCAGCGTTAGATTTAGAAAAGGCCGCAGCCGTAGCAGCACAAACTCCAATGGCTACCGGATACCTAAAAAATACCGGTGCAGATTTGCCAGAAGATCATGTACAAGGATTACTAGCAACATGGAAAGCATCAAGAGCTGCTAGATCAACTGCTTACCTAACTAGCACATTATCTTATGAAACTGTTGGATATAGCCCTAAAGATATGCTCTACAACGAAGCTGCTCAATTTTTAGCAACACAGATAGCCAGAGCGATGAACGTACCTGCATACATGATTAGCGCAGACATGAATAACAGCATGACATATCAAAACATTATTGATGGCCGTAAAGAGTTTGTTGCCTATTCCCTACAACCATTTATCTGTGCAATTGAGACACGTCTTAGTATGGATGATATTACAACTAGAGGTAATGAAGTTAGGTTCGCAGTAGAAGAGTCATTCTTACGTGCCGATACAATGCAAAGACTTGCAGCAATAGAAAAAATGTTACAACTTGGCTTAATCGATGTAGAGCAAGCTAAAGGCATGGAAGATCTAACCCCATATGGAAATGAGAGTGGTAATGTTACTAACCTTCAGTAGTTCAATTGAAAGTTCAGACACAGAGCGCAGAGTTATTGCTGGCAAAATTGTGCCGTATAACGAGGTAGGTAATACTTCAGTAGGCGCAGTTGTCTTTGCTAAAGATTCCATCGCTATTGGTGATCCCGGCAAAATTAAAATGTTAATGCAACATAAGACCGATAAACCTATTGGCCGTATGCAACAGTTTAATAAGGCAGAGGATGGCATTTACGCTAGTTTTAAGATTAGCGCAAGCATGCAAGGCCAGGATGCGTTAATCCTTGCCGGCGAGCAGTTAATTGATGGCCTATCTGTTGGCGTTGAAGTAACTGCATCCGATCAAAAGAAAGATTATTTATTAGTCACAGCTGCTACCTTAAAAGAGGTCAGCCTTGTTGAGACACCAGCGTTTGCTAATGCGAATGTAACTAAAGTTGCTGCTAGCGAAGGCGAAGCAGATGCAACAACAACTACTACGGAAAGTGAGGCTATCTTGGATACAACTCCAGAGCCAACTGTAACACCGGCAGAGGTTGCTCCAGTAGAAGCCGCACGCCCTACAATAAGTGCTGCATTTTATACAGAGCCACGCTCACCAATTAAAACACAAGCTCAATATTTAGAGCACACTGTTAAAGCCACAATGGGTAACCATGAATCAGGTCTATGGGTAAAGGCAGCAGATGCCGCAGCTCTAAAGATTGAAGCAGCTAACGATTCATTTACAACAAACCCAGCATTTAGCCCTGTGCAGTACAGCCCTTCTGTAATTGACACTTCATTAATGGTACGTCCTACTATTGATGCACTAGGTGGCGCACGTGCGCTATCTCCATCTGGTATGACAATTGCTCATCCAAAAATTACGACCAATGCAACAATTTCAACTGTTGCAGAGGGTGCATCTACTGCCGCAACTCAGGTTGTCAGCTCCTATGTAAATGCGACAGTGGTTAAACTGGCCGGCACTCAGATTATGTCAACAGAATTGCTTGATAGATCTGACCCTTCCTTCTATGCAGCGATGTATGAGAACTGCTTACGCGCTTACGCTAAAGCATCTGATTCAGCTGTAATTGCAGAAATTGTTTCTGGTGGTACACAATCATCAACACAAGCTGCAACAATTGCAGGATACCAAGCATATGTAGCACAAGCTGCCCCAGCTGTATTTGCAGCAACCGGACAAGTTGCTAACGCATTTATTGCTGGTACTTCTGTTTGGTCATCTTTGATCGGTGCTTTAGATACAACTGGCCGACCAATCTTTACTGCATCACAACCAATGAACGCATCAGGTCAATCAGCACCAACATCATTACGCGGTTCTGTAATGGGCTTGGATTTATATGTTGATCCTTACATGGTCTCAACTAATATTGATGATTCTGCATTTATTGTTACACCATCTGCAATCTGCATCTACGAATCACCTAAGTTAACTCTTTCAGTTAACGTAGTAGCAACTGGTGAAATCTCCGTACTTCTATACGGATACTTTGCAACTAAGACACTTATTTCTGGTGGATTACAACGCTACAACCTAACCTGATAAGTTAGATAAATTAAGAATCCGTAGGGTTTAGTAGCCCTAGCCCTACGGAGCTATTAGCAGAGGAGTAGAGATGGCCGCTAGTTACGTAACCGTAGCCCAACTAAGAGCAAATCTTGGTATTGGCTCTCTCTACTCTGATGCCGATTTAGAATCTATCTGTCAAACATCTGAGGACCTTCTTAATTCTTATCTTTGGTTTAATCAAGCACCAGTAGCCGGTGCAAGCCTTAGCAATAACGTTGCTACTGTTGTGCTTGCCAATCCTGGCATATTTGTAACTGGACAAAGCGTGACCCTAGCCGCTTGTGGTGCAACATATAATGGCACATATACTCTTACAGGTTCATACCCTGGTAGCACAGTACCAACATCAATGACCACTGCATTTTGGAGTGCTTACGCATTTAGCTCATACCCTAATGGTTATCAAGTTATACAATTTGCTAAGACCGCAAGTGATGATCCATTCCATCGCATACTGCCATTTGGCACAGCTACTGGCCCAGGTTATAAGACAGCTGCATACAATACTGTGCCAGCCATAACTCAAGCTGCCATGATAATCGCCGTGGATATTTTCCAAGCACGTCAGGTTTCAATGAACGGGGGCAACGGTATGGATGGCATGAGCCCTAACCGTTACGCCATGGGCTACCAGCTTATAAACAGAGTACGAGGTCTCATCGCGCCTTACTCTAGCCCTAATACAATGGTCGGTTAATGACAGCTGCAATTACTACACTTAGATCAACACTTGCAACTGATCTAACTAATACTGGCGTATGGAATATATTTTCATTCCCACCAGCCACACTTATACCTAACAGCGTTGTAATTACGCCTAGTGATCCATATTTAGTACCGTCTAATGGTGACTACTCAACAGTATCACCTATGGCTAATTTTAAGATTCTTATGGCAGTACCATCATTAAATAATCAATCTGATTTATCAAATATTGAAACCATGATCGTTGCTGTGTTTAATAAACTAGCATCATCAAGCCTATCAATTAGTGTTACTAGCGTGTCCGCTCCAGCTATCGCAAGTGTGGCAAGTGGAGATCTATTAACAAGTGATATAACCGTTTCAATCCTAACGAGCTGGAGTTAAACAATGGCACTAACCGAAGAAGAAAAAGCCTTCTTAATTAAGATAGGCCAGATCGACAATGCACCAACACCTGCAACTACTAAAGAGAAAGACAAGGAGTAATCATGGCCGTATATTTAAACAATGGCGTATCTGTTGTATTAAACAGCGTTGATCTATCAGATCACGTAACAGCTGTAACAGTTAATCAATCATTTGATGAACTAGAAGTTACCGCGATGGGCGACAGTGCACACAAGTTTGCTAAAGGACTAGAGGCATCAACTATTACTCTAGATTTCTTAAATGACACAGCTAGTGCATCTGTAAACCAAACTTTAAAAGCTGCTTATGGAACTACTGTTCCAATAGTGATTAAGCAGACATCTTCTGCTGTATCAGCTACAAATCCATCATATTCCACCACAATTTTAATCAATAATCTTAACCAGGTTAATGGTGCTGTTGGTGACATAAGTTCTCAAAGTCTAACCTTTACTTGCAACAGCATTATTACTGTTGCTACTGCATAAGGAGATCTAATGGCAAAGCTAAAGATAACAAGGGCTAACGGCGAAGTTTCAGAGCACAAAATTACGCCGGGTGTCGAATATTGCTTTGAATTGCGATATGGCTCAGGTATTAGCAAGGTCCTGCGCGATCACGAACGTCAGACTGAGATCTATTTCTTAGCTCATGAGTGTTTGCGTAGGGCTAATGTTGTAGTGCCTACATTTGGATTAGAGTTTATTGACAGCCTAGAAACTGTTGAAGTACTGGATGAAGAAAAAAACTAATAAGGCGTGACTCGTTTTTATATACGATCGCAAGCCTTTCGGTAGAAACCGGGATCGCGCCTAATGAGTTTATAAATATGGACACCGAATTACTGCACGCAATTGTGCAAGTATTAACGGACCGTGCTAAGGAGATTAAAAATGCAAGCAAAGCCGGTCGAAATCGTCGGTATTGAGGATGTCTTGCGCGGACTTAGTTTTATAAACGAAGATATGCATGCAAAAATAAGGGTTGCTATTAAACCTGCCATGCTTGCAGTAAGAGATCAAGCTAGAAGATTAGTGCCTAATAAAGTATTGTCTGGATGGTCTAAAGAAACTTCACCTGGTATTGCTTATAAACCATTTCCAAAATATGATCCTGCGCATATTAGAAGTTTAATAGATTATAGCGATCAAGAAAATGCAGTATTTAAAAATGGATTTAAGGTTAGCAATTATGTTTATAACGTTAGTGCTGCCGGTAGAATATATGAAACAGCCGGTAGATTAAACCCACAAGGTCGCGCACCATTTACTTCTATTCATGAAGGCGGTGGCACAGTGGCATTAAAAGATTCTAGGGGCAGAAGTAAATCAAGATCTACCGATTCTTATGATTCAAATAATCCTTTTGCCGGGTATCAATTTGTTACAGCTATGGGCCCATTAACTAGCCAGAAACGAATCAAGGGTATGCCTGGTGGAAGCAGTCGTAAAACCAAAGGCCGTTTAATTTACAAAGCATGGGCACAGGATAGTGATAAGGTTTATAAAGTTATTTTAGATGCAATCAATGCCAGTGCAACTAAGTTTAATAAATCTACACAAATTAAAAAGAAGGCAGCATAATGGCCAACGTAGTCGTCTCCGCAATTGCTACCTTTAATGGTAAGGCTCTTACTAAAGGGCAGAAGCAAATTAAATCCTTTGAGAAAAGCGTTAAGAGTTTAGGTCGAACATTTGGCATAGCATTATCAGCTGCCGCTTTAGTTAATTTTAGTAAGAAGGCAATTAACGCATTTATCAAAGATGAAGCTGCGGCTAAGTCTTTAGAGTTACAATTAAAGAATACCGGTTACGCATTTTCAGCACCAGACGTTGAATATTACATAGCCAACCTGCAAAAGATGTATGGCGTTTTAGATGACGAATTACGGCCAGCTTTTCAAACTTTACTTACAGCTAGTGGATCAATTACTAAAAGCCAAAAGGCTTTAAACACGGTATTAAATGTAAGTGCGGCCACCGGTAAATCTGTCGAAGAAGTCAGTGCCGCCGTTGCTAAAGGGTTTAATGGTCAGACCACAGCTCTAACCAGATTAGGCGCAGGATTAAGCAAAGCCACATTAGCAACTGGTGACATGGATAAGATCATGGGCGAACTAGATGCAAAGTTTGCAGGTCAGGCCGAAGCTAGATTAAGCACGTATGCAGGCAAGATGGATCAATTGAAGGTAGCAGCTGCTAATGCCAGTGAGATTATTGGTAAAGACTTATTAGATTCTTTAAGCGCATTTAGCAAAGATGATACCTTAAAAGGTTTTGATGATTTACTAAGTGGTATTGCTTCAAAACTAGCAGGATTAGATAAAGCAGTATTTGGCTTCTTAGCCGGGTTAGCCGGTATTAAAAAACAAAGCGTAAACTTTACTTACGGTTTAGGTGCTAATGCTGGTACTGAATTAGCAAAGATACAAGAAAAGAAAAAGATCAAAGAAGCCATTTCTTTACGCGCACAGGAAAATGCTCAACTTAAAGCTAAAACCGCCGTAGATGCTCTTAAAGATAAGTTTGATTTAGAGCGCATAGGATTAACCGCAGCCCTTAACGCTGCCACAGATGATGAAACTAAACTACGTCTTAAAGCACAATTAGCAATTTTAGATAATAACGAGGCTTTGGCTAAGAAGTTACTTGCTGAAATGAACGCGGCAGAAGCGGCTAAAAAACTATCAGAAGAAACAAATAAATTAACAAATGTATTTGGATTAGCGCACGATGCTTTGATGAACGAAATAGGTACTTGGCAAGCCAAAGCATTATTAATGTTTGCTGCCCTAGATGCTAAAATTGCAGCTAAAGGATTGGCAGTACCTAGCACTCCATTTAATACATCATCTGGGGCTATGATTCCGTTTGATCCTTCTTTCGGTGGCGCACCTGTACCTAACACTCCTTTATATCAATATAACTCAATGCCACAATCACAGTTTGGTGCAAACTCACCAGAAATTAACTTAACTCTGCAAGTAGATGGATCAGCCTTTGCGACAGCTGTACAAAGTGCAACATTAACTAATAACCGAAATGGTATAAGTACCGTACCAGCTGGTCAAGGGTTCTAATGGCCGTACCTACCGTCAAAGCAATAATTAACTTTTCTACCGGAGCAAGTTTTGGAAACGCTTTTATAATTGGATCTGGTATTTTAGATACTAATATTCTTGCAGATTCAGCCGGTGTTATTGTTGATGTATCCAATCAAGTAGATTCAATTACTACTTCCAGAGGCCGTAACGCATTAGCAGATCAATTTCAAACTGGTACTATGTCAATGAGAATTGTTGATATGAACGGCGACTTTAACAGTCAAAACGTATCGGGGCCCTACTATGGTTTGCTAGATCCAATGCGTAAGGTACAGATAAGTGCTACTTACTTGGGCGTAAGTTATCCAATCTTTTCTGGATTTATTACGTCTTATAATACCACTACTCCTAAATATGTAGGTGATGTAGTTTATACAACTATTACAGCTGTTGATGGTATGAGATTATTAAACAATGCTTTGATAACCACAGTGACAGGTGCAGTAGCAGGTGAAGACACAGGCACTCGTATTGGCCGTGTGTTAGATACAATCGGTTGGCCAACATCAATGCGGTCAATTCAAACCGGAGCAACTACATGCCAAGCAGATCCGGGCAGTACTAGAAGTGCATTAGCAGCTTGTCAAACTTTAGAGACCACCGAATATGGCGCATTTTATATTGACCCTAACGGCATAGTTACCTTTAAAAATAGAAGTTATTGCACTTCAAGTCCTAACGGTACTCCTGTGAACTTTAATGATAACGGCACAAACATTTCTTATTTTAATGCGTTGTGGGTATTAAACGATGCTCAAATAATAAATCAGGCAAGCATTACTGCTATTGGATTAGCAGCTCAGACTGCAACTAATGCTGCATCTATTGCTAAATACTTTGTCCATTCTTACACTCAAACTGATCTATTGATGCAGGATACGGCTACTGCGCTTAATTACGCTTTGGCTTATGTAACTAGTCGAGCTGAAACTACTGTTCGAATCGATGCCGTTACCTTGGATCTTTACACAAATGATTACAGTAACGGCACAATTGCCGCTTTAGATTTAGATTATTTTGATCCAATCAGCGTTACTACTACCCAACCGGGTACTGGGGCAAGCACTTCAACTCTTACTAAAAACCTTCAAGTTTTCGGAGTTCAACATCAAATTAGCCCGAACGCATGGAAGACAACTCTCAATACGCTTGAACCTATAATTGATGGATTCCTGATAGGATCTGCTTTATATGGTGTCTTGGGTACAAACACACTAAGTTACTAAGGAGCAATAATGGCAGCAGGACAAGGTTTTAAAACCTTTGCGACCGGTGATGTATTAACAGCATCGGATGTAAACGGTTATTTAATGCAAGGAGTTTTGGTGTTTGCGAGCGCAGCAGCTCGTAACTCAGCAATTACTTCTCCACAACAAGGTCAAATGGCATTTTTAAAAGATACCAATACTACTACTTATTACACAGGTAGCGCATGGGCTAACTTAGACACAACTGGCATGGTCAACCCAATGACTACAACAGGCGACACAATTTATTCATCAAGTGGTTCAACACCTGCTCGTCTTGGAATTGGATCAACTGGTCAGGTTTTAACTGTTGCTGGTGGTGTGCCAACATGGGCGACAGCTGCTGCCGGAGGTAAAGTTTTGCAGGTAGTTCAAGGAACAACAAGCACATTAACTACTATTACATCAAATAGTTTTACTGACACGGGATTAACTGCAACAATTACACCAACACTCGCCACTTCAAAAGTTTTGGTAATTTTAAATCAAAACGTAATAATTGATCAATCAAGTGGTCAAACTAATTTACAATTAGGTTCATTTATAAAATTGTTTAGAGGTGCAACTGCTATTTGGGGTTCAACTGGTGGTTCTCAACATGTTTATTTTTATATTGGTGGTAATAGTGCTGCTAAATCGGTCGGCGGAAATATGGCGATTGCCTACCTAGATTCACCTGCCACTACAAGCGCAACAATTTACAAAACACAGATTGCAGTAGATGGTTCAACCACTTACAACACCGTGAGCTGTCAGCCTGGCTCAGCATCTTCAAGCATAATTCTAATGGAAATAGGAGCATAATGTTATATTTATCGCAAGCAATTAAAAACCTTAAACCAAATGCACAATTTTCATTTATTGATGACGATTATTCAACAATTAAATGGGATGTGTTAGATGGCGATGCGCCTACACACAAACAAATTGATGATGAAATTAAGCGCATTAAGTCTGCCGAGATAACAAATGCACAAACACAAGCAACTGCTAAGACTGCTTTGTTAAACAAACTTGGCATTACAGCTGAGGAAGCTGCATTACTTCTTTCATAATGAAGCCTTGGTTATGCAAAGCAGGAGTACAGCTAAGGGAGCAGATTGATACCTGGTATCCGGATCAGCGCACATCCAATAATGGGTGGCTTGGTGATGCTCGTCATGCTGCCAGAAAATCGGATCATAATCCAGACCAGACCGGATGCGTGCGAGCCATTGATATTGATTCTCGCTTGGATTCATCCGAAGGGCTCTCGGTATATCTGGCTGACCAGATCAGAATCTGTGCGAAAACCGATAAGCGCATATCTTACGTAATACATAACGGCATGATCGCTAGCAAGATACTTAATTTTAAGTGGCGTAAGTATTCAGGCTATAACAAACACACTAAACACATCCACGTCAGCTTTAATCCATCTGGTGATAAGGATGGCAGAGAGTTTGACATATCACTACTAGGAGGAAAAATTGGCTAGTACATATAACATACTAATAGATCAGGGCTCAACCTACACTTTGGCTTTGAGTTATAAAGACAGTGCTGGCACAGCTATAAACCTAACTGGTTATACGGCTGCTATGCAGTTAAGAAAGACAGTCAGTTCTGTAACCACTAGTTTGTCGCTGTCTTCTCCTTCTGCTGGCATTGTGATTACAGGTGCTACAGGATTGATAAACATAACTATCACTGCTACACAGACAACAGACTTATTGCCAGATATATATGTCTATGATCTAGAGATTACATCAGGTGCAGGCGTTGTTACACGTTTGATTCAAGGCTCTGCAATAGTCTCCGCTGAGGTAACTAGATGAGTGATAACACCTTAACAGTTACTGAGGTAGTTAATTCTGTAACAGTTACGCCTGTAAACAATACAGTTACTGTGTCAGAAGTAGGCACGCAAGGACCTGCAGGCACTAATGGTGCTACTGGAGCAACAGGGGCTACTGGTGCAACCGGAGCGACTGGCGCACAAGGCTCGTCAGGTGTTGTAACAGTCAATGCACCAATTACAAATGCTGGCACTTCATCAGCTGCAAACCTTTCAGTATCTACTGGCACAACATCTGCTGTTGGAGTATTGCAATTAACTGATTCAACATCGAGCACCAGCACAACAACTGCTGCTGCTCCGAACAGCGTAAAAACTGCTTATGATTTGGCTTTACCAAAATTACAAACTTTGACAAAAATATCTGGTCAGTATTTTAGAAC